TATTTGAGTATTCCAAGGAAGCCCATATGGTGCGGTCAAACCATACGGATCGATTATATAAAGTCATTATGAAGAAGATCCCAGCGTTCCTATCCTTGCCAGAGTTACGATTTGAGAAGTTTCTTAAACTCGATGAAATGGATGTTAAATTCTGGAAAGACCCGATGCCTATCGCTAAGGGCTGGATTGCCATTCATGGTGATCTTGGTGGACTTAATCCTAACCCTGGACTATCTGCCTTAAACCAGGCTAAACGCCATGGCCAAAATGTCATTATGGGGCACACTCATAGAGCGGGTAGAAGTGCCCATTCTGAGGCTTCTAACGGGGTTTTAAGACGTGTACTGCATGGAGTTGAAGTAGGACACGCAATGGACTTAAAACAGGCTAAATACGTCTCTACGCCTAATTGGCAGCAGGCATTCGCCATCGTTATAGAGAATGGTAAGAATGTCCAGGTTGACCTAATTTATATCGAGAAGGATGGGACTTTCCAGGTGCATGGAAGGCGCTATGGCAGGCCTCGATGACTTTCCTGATCTCAATCGGACAATAGACGATCACGTAGACAACGCAGAATTGTTACCGTTTCGTTATACAAATAAACGCGGCTCTGTCTCCTAGTTATGTCATCCTTATCCCAAGAAGCCAGAAACTCTGGCTAAAGGGAGCAATATGAGTCCATTAGAGCTAATCATCGGAGCAGGTCTGTTTCTGATGTTTTTTATGGGGTACAAAATAGGCCACAGAGATGGCTACATCGTAGGTCGCAAGGCAGTTAGAAAGCATTATGAAAGCATCGAGAAGGTGCGAGTATGAAGCATGCTGAAATCCTACAAAGTGCTACAGACCTTTACCAAGACCGGGGACTCAGTTACGGTCACCCGACTGACAATATGGCAAGAGCAGCAGGGCTTATCAGCGCCTATTTGGAAATGCCAGTTACAGATTATCAAGTTGCGGTCATTCTCGCGCTGGTCAAAATTGCCAGAAGCATCGAAGATGCACAGAAGATCGACACTTGGGTCGATGGAGCCAGTTATCTTGCAATCGCTGGACAATTAGCCACAGAGGAGAATGAACTTTATGTATAAGTTAGAGGATTATGAAACAGTAGCAATGCTTAATCAATGGTTCGTTGAGAATTACCCTATGGGAAGGACAAATATTGAGATCACTTATCACGATGTCGAAAAAGGCTATATCACTTGCAAGGCAGAAATTTATCGGGATGTCAATGATCCTTTCCCTGCGACTACTAATATCGCTCATGGGGTTCGGGATCTTTATATCCAAAATATGCGTAGATTTTACGCAGAAGATATTGCTTCGTCAGCTCTTGGCAGAGCAATCACACTTCTTAAAGGCGGACAAACAGCTACTAGAGACGATATGGAAAAAGTAGGGCAAGTAGCAGACAAACCAACACCTAAGCCATTTGCTGAAAAGTTAGCAGACAAGATAACAATGCCAGTCGAAGATGATCCTTGGACTGTTAAAGCAGTTGCTCCAGCAGCTAGTGCGGCAGAAGCGGTAGCCCTAGTTGAGGAAGTATTAGGCGCTACCAAGATCGATAAGGACATCCCTCATTGTACAAAATGCCACGACAATAAGCCTATGACGTGGAAAACTGGCGTAAGTGCCAAAGGCAAGCCTTGGGGCAAGTTTGACTGTTATGTATGCAGAGATGTTATTTGGTACAACATTACAAAAGATGGCACTTGGAAACCGCAAGAGGTTCGATCATGACTCATTACATAAATCCAGTAGAAAATTACATATTTCAGGGATTTGCAGGCGTTGATAATTGCGATTATTGCGATTCTTTTACCCACGTGAATGAATGGATGACAACAGATAGCGCAGCTCATTTCGTTTGCGCCAAATGCGAATACCAGAAACGCTTCCCAGAAATCAAGGTGACACAGTGAGTAGCCTACAATTTATGAATCAAGACGGTGAATGGGAGTCATACCCAGATGTTGATGTTATCGAGCACTACAAGATTATCCGAGACACAGTAAAAGCTTCTGGTATTACTACTCGATGCTGCTTATGTAATCGAGAGTTTGATGTATCAGAAATTGTTATTACCGGGGGATCATTAACCACAGGATTTACTTGGTCATGCCCTGATTGCCACGCAGTAACGCTGGAGACTAATGTCTCAAAGTAGAAAACATCGCGGCTTCAGAACGGAGCGCGTTGTAGCAGAATATCTGAAGCATTGGTGGGAAGGTGCTTCAGTAGGTCGAGGTTCTGGGCGTGACATTCTCAATGTCCCGTTCGACTGCGAGGTTAAAGCGCGCACAGGACTCGATGTCTCGGGAACACTCCGCCAGATCGAAACTAGGACAGCCAAAAGCGGCCTATTGGGGTTCGCATGCTTTAGGCTTAATGGGCAAGGTGAGAAGCCTGACGATTATGTCGCAATGCTTCGACTTGGCGATCTGGTGGAGTTACTCGTAGCTGCTGGTTATGAGAAGCGCAAGGATGTTGTAACAGATGATCAAATTAAGCGATGCAAAGGATGCGGAGAGTGGACAATCAATGACCCCTGTAGATGGTGCGAGGAACAATAATGAGTTATTTGATTGGATGCATACCTGCCCTTGCGGCTATTCGCTCAAATCTGCCTATGGATTTCTCACCCAAAAGGAGATTAGCCGAATGATGCTAAGTCACATTGAGTCGATGCATGGCAAGGTTACTTAATGCCTATCTATGAGTTTGAATGTGTTAATGAGGAACGCTGTCAAAGCAATCTTCGATATGAAAAGGAGTATCCAATCAATGCAGATCACGATCTCGAATGCCCGTTATGTCATGAACCAATGCGTAAAATCTATTCGTCGGTCCCGGTCATATTTAAATCAGGTGGCTTCTACTCGACGGACAAGTAGTTATCAACACCTGTGGATAAGATTGGCGCAATCCTTTACTTTACGCTCACGACACGCCGATCACCTGTTGAAACTTGACTGGCCTGCTAAACTCTTAGCAAGAGCCCATCAAGGGCTCAAGCCGCGCCTGAAAGGCGTAGCGCGGAAGGTTGCTAAAGTTTTAGTGGGAGCCCTATGTCTGAGTGGAACTCAGTCAGCAGAGGCTCAATTCGATGCTACAAAATCAATCAAAGCACTAGCTGATTATCAACTAACTGATAAGCAATATAAATGCCATAACGAGATCATCTATAGAGAAAGTACTTGGAAGATCGATGCAGTTAATGGATCACATCATGGCTATTATCAGATAAGAAGTAAGCACATTAAAGGCAAGCCTTATGACTATCAATTCTGGATGTATTGGTACTACGTTGCTCATAGATACGGTATTACTAAGTATGATGAACCTAATTACTGCAAGGCATTACATCACTTAAAGACTAAAGGCTGGCAATGAGTTCATTAAGCAATACCGGGTCGAGTGCTAAATGGCGCAAGCTACGAGAGTCGATCATTAAACGAGATGGATGTTGCCAGATGTGCGGTACAGAGGAACGACTAAGCGTTGACCATATAGTGCCAAGACATTTAGGTGGAGACGATAATCCAAATAATTTGCAAGTATTATGCAGTAGTTGCAATAGTAGTAAGGGGGGTAGGTTTTTTGATAGGGGAAGGACACCCCCGACCCTTCCTGTTTCTTTTTACCCCAAAAACGACTCAAACCGCCAATATCGGCTCAGTTCGGATGAGAACCAGTCATGACGGCTGAAAACGTCTCAGATCGGCTGCAAACGGTTGAGGTAGGGGTAACAGAACCGAGAAAAGGCTCTCAGATCCCTAGAATCCGCTCCAAGCCGCTCGATCTGCCTACTAGAGGCGATGAGATGATCCAGTTCTGCATAGATATTGGAATGCCGCTGCTTCCTTGGCAAGAATTACTGGCCAGAGATTGCTTACGCTATAAGACTGACGGTCGATGGGCACACCCTCTAATTGGCATCATGCTTCCTAGGCAGCAGGGTAAAAGTACATTTATGGCGCTTCGAATCCTGTTTGGGATTTACGTTCTAGGCGAAAAGATGCACCTGGCTACAGCTCATAAATTAACTACATCGAGCGAAATCTTTTTTAAGGTTGGCGAGATAATTGATAACTCAGCGCTACTTATGGATAACTTCGCTAAGAAGTATGAGTCCAAGGGATCCCAAGAAATTCGGTTTAAAAATAAAGCCCGGTATTTAATCAGAGCAGGCAACTCAGCCGCTCGAGGTATTGCTGCTCCAGATGTTATCCATATCGATGAACTTCGAGAGTTTGATACTGAAGATGTCTGGAGTTCGATGCGCTTTACTCAGATGTCTAACTCAAATCCTCAGGCATACGTTTATTCAAATGCTGGCCACGCTAATTCGGTGCTACTGCATAAGTTTCGGGAGCGAGGTTTAGCAGCTAGTGAAGGAGCAGAAGATTCTATTGGTTGGTTTGAATGGAGCGCTGAACCAGGGGCGGAAATTACCGATAAGGAAGCCTGGTATCAAAGCAATCCATCGTTAGGCCACACAGTCCATGAGGACAATATCAAGGACAGCCTTTCGGATCGAGAAGATATCTTCCGTACTGAAATTCTTTGCCAATTCGTTTCGATGATTAACCCAGTTATCTCAGAAGCCGAGTGGAAGAAGTGCAAGGCCGATGATCTGCCAGAATTAGACGTCGAGAAGGATACTTGGATGGCGATCGATCTAAGCCCTGATCGCAAACACGCTTCACTTGTTGCAGGCCAAAGAATCGAAGGCAATCGCTTTATGGTTAGCCTGCTTCACACTTGGTTTAACCCGGTCAACCTTGATGATCTAGAAATGGCCAACGATATTGCTTATTGGGTTCGTAAATTTCCAGTCAATGCGGTTGCCTACTCAAAGTCCACCGCTTCAGCAGTTGCGGCTAGGTTGGCTCCAGCAGGAATCCCAATACACGAGGTCAACAGCCAGGAGTATCAGCAAAGTTGCGATGAATTCGTTTCAGCCGTTTCATCGATGCGACTAGCTCACTCGGATCAAGAAGAATTAACTAAGCAAGTTCTATCGGCCGTTAAATTAACTCGTGGCGATGGCGGTTGGGTTATGGGTCGCAAAGCTTCTGGAATTGTGTGCGGTGCAGTTGCTTCGGCAATGGTCACTCACTTTGCGACACGCGGCGAATCTGAAGTGGACATTCAAATAGGTTAATGTCTAGGCAATAGCGTATAATATGTCCAATGGGAATCAGGGACTTATTTACAACGCCAAAGCCAGCAGCCGAGATTACAGTCGATGCCGCTTCTACTCCCGCACCTTTCAATAACACAGCATCCTTCAATCCTTTTGTATTTACTCAATCAGTAGCAAGCCGTCAGCAAGCGATGGCAGTTCCAACAATCGCTCGTGCCAGAAATATCATCTGCTCAACCCTTGCATCATTACCACTTGAGCAGTATTCGAAACTTGATGGCTCCCATATGGGAACTCCAGCAGTTATCAATCAGCCAGACCCACGCATTCCAGGATCAGCAATCTACGCCTGGCTTGCAGAAGATTTACTTTTCCATGGCATGGCTTACGGACAGGTTTTAGAACAGTACGGAGATACAGGTCGCGTTCGCGCTTGGACTCGCGTTGCTCCAGATCGCGTAACACCTAAACTTAATAATAACCAAACAGAGATCGTTGGCTACCAAGTTGATGGATCAATCGTTCCAACTAATGGCGTAGGTTCCCTAGTCGTATTTTACGGACTTGATGAAGGCGTGTTGAATCGTGCCGGGCGCACAATCCGAGCAGCCCACGCACTTGAGCAGGCCGCCGAAACTTTCGCTAAAGAACCAGTACCGCTTCAGGTTCTCAAGTCAAACGGTACTAATCTTCCAGCAGAACGCATATCTAAACTTCTCGAATCTTGGAGAACTGCTCGCCTTACTAAATCAACCGCGTTCCTTAATGCGGATGTTGAATTGCAAGCGTTGGGCATCGATCCAGCCAAACTGCAGCTAAATGAGGCTCGCCAATATGTCGCTCTGGAATTGGCCCGCGCTTGCAACCTTCCTGCATATTTTGTAAGCGCTGAAACAACCAGCATGACTTATTCCAACAGCGTTTCGGAACGTCGCTCACTTATCGACTTTTCAATGAAGCCAATACTTGCAGCAATTGAACAGCGTTTATCTATGCCTGACTTTTGCCCATCAACTGGTGAAATTCGTTTCTCACTTGATGAGTTCCTACGCTCAGATGCACTTGCTCGCGCTCAAGTTTATGAAATCTTAAACCGCATTGGCGCGATGAGCGTTGAGCAAATTCAAGAAGAAGAAGACCTGATTGACAATAAGGAGAACCGATGAAAATAACTATGCCATACGCGATTACAGCGGCGGATGCAGAATCCCGCATCATCGCAGGTCGCATCGTGTCCTGGAATGCTGAAGGCAATACCTCAGCAGGCCGCACTATGTTCAAGTCTGATTCGATCACAATGGCTAAGAACATCAAGCTAGTGCTGCAACACGATGTAACTCGTCCATTAGGCAAGATGGTTTCATTCGAGCAAGATGCAGAAGGCATTACAGCAGAATTTAAAATCGCTAAGACAACCGCAGGAAATGACGCACTCGAAGAAGCCGCAACTGGACTTCGCTCAGATTTTAGCGTGGGTGTTGATGTTGCAGAGTGGGACAACCAGGATGGCGTAATGGCTATTAGCGCATCTAATCTCATCGAGGTCAGTTTGGTCACAGACGGAGCAATACCCGGAGCCGAAGTCGAAAAAGTCGCGGCTGAGGACACACAAGTTTCTGAGACATCTCAGGAAGAAACACAATCAACCACAGAAGGAGAACAAGTGTCAGACACTACCGTTCCAGAAGTTGCTCCTGCCGCAGAAACGGTAGAGGCTGCAAGAGTTGAAGTTAAGGCTGCAACAGCACCTTACATTTCAACAACTGTTCGTAACCCAATCGTGGATAAGGCTTCTTATCTCGAGCATTCAGTTCGTGCCTCACTAGGCAACGAAACATCAAAGATGTATGTTGCAGCAGCAGCAGACACAACAGACAACGCTGGTCTCGTACCAACTCGTCAATTAACAGAAGTTATCAATGGCATCTCAAACGCAGATCGCCCATTTATTGAGTCAATTTCTCGCGGCGCTCTACCTGATGCAGGTATGACTTTCGAGATCCCAAAGATCACAGTTGCTCCAACAGTTGCAGTAGCATCTGAAGGCGGCGCACCATCTGAAACAGATCAGAACGCAGCGTTTGTATCTGTAAATGTTCAGAAGTTCATTGGCCGTCAAACATTTAGTTTAGAGCTTCTAGATCGTTCTTCACCTGCATTCTTCGCAGAACTAGTTCGTCAGATGGAGTTTGCTTACGCAAAGGCTACAGACACAGCAGTTGGAACTGCACTTATCACAAATGGAACAGATGGCGGCAACCGTTCAATCACAGACGGTGGAGATGTTGCAGATTTCGTTTCAGATGCAGCAGTTTCTATTTACTCAAACACTCTTGGGTTTGCTGAGAACATTGTGGTCTCAGCAGCACAATGGGGTGTTCTTATGGGACTTGTGGACACAGCAAAGCGTCCAATTTTCCAACAGACAATTAACCCACAGAACGCAGGTGGAGACCTAACTGCAACAGCAGTTCGTGGAAACCTACTAGGACTTAACCTACGCGTATCTCGTAACATAACAGGCACAGGCGATAACTCAATGATTATCGTTAATCCAGATTCATACACATGGTACGAATCACCACGCCTATCACTACAGACAAACCTAATCTCAACAGGTCAGGTCGAAGTTGGATACTACGGTTATGGCGCAATCGCTACAAAGCTTGCAGCAGGCGCATACCGTTACATGGTCGCGTAGTCAATAACTAATCATGGGGGGGCTGCTGCTCCCGGTAGCTCCCCCAGTCGTTTAACGAGAGGAATTGGAAATGGCAACAATAGTCACACCAGCCGAATTGCGCTCTGTGCTTGGCGTTTCCAATTCCCTCTATAACGATGCTTATTTAACAGATGTCATAGACACAGCCGAGGCAGTTATCTTGCCTATGTTGGTCAAGTACTCAAGCCCGATCGATGTCGTAGCGCTTCAAGACAATATCGCAACCTATTACGTTTTAGGCGATAACAATTTTTCAGCGGGTCAGAGCGTAGTCGTTACAGGCGTAGGCTCCCCGTTCAATGGCACTTTTACAATTTTAGAATCTAGCAACATTGATTACGATTCTTTTATCCTACGATCTAACTCACGCATATTTTTAGATGGTTCATACAGAGAATTTAACGGCTTCTTTACAGTCTCAATTACAAATGCTGACATTACAGAGCGCAAAGTAATCCCATCAGGCTTGGCAACTCTTTCAGGCGCAGCCACTTACGTAGGCAATAGCGCAGTCGAGTCAGCAGTCCTAGCCGTTTCAGTAGAAGTCTTCCAATCTCGGATCGCTCCAGGCGGGCAGATTGAAGGAATCGACTTCACCCAGGTAAGCCCATACCGCTTAGGCCGTAGCTTGTTCAATCGAGTGTCAGGACTTCTCGGGCCGTTTATCGACACCGATTCAATGGTGCAGTAATGAGCAACACAATTTTAAGCACAGTCAGACAGCCACTAGCCACAGCCTTTGCTGGCGTTGCAGGTAATGTTTACGCTTACGTTCCAGAAGCACCGATGGTTCCGTTTGTAGTGTGCGTTCCAGATTCACCGTATCTTGAATTAGAAACTTTAGGCAAGTCACAAATCCGCACAAAGATTAATCTTGTCATTTCCGTAGCGGTTGCATATAACAGCAACCCTGCATCGCTCGACAACCTCGAGCAGCTCGTCATAAGTGTTCTGAAGGTAATCCCAGCCGGGTATGCAGTCGGAGCGGTTGAAAAACCAACAGTAACTCAAGTCGGGCCATCCAATGTATTGGTAGCCGATATCAGAGTTTCTACCTACTATACACAAACAAACTAAAGGAAAATAATATGGCTACCACAGTAATAACTGGTCGGGATGTTACCTTTACCATTGGTGGTAACAATTTCGATGCACAAGCAACATCCGCGACGCTTATCGGTGAAATGACTCGCGAAACCTATCAGACACTTGATGGCAAGGCTTTTAAAGTTACCGATAATAATTTCACCTTTAATGTTGAAATGCTGGCAGACTGGGGCGCAACTGGTTCTCTTTGTGAGATTCTATGGGGCGTATCTGAGTCATCACCAGACACAGGTATTAACACAGTATTCACAGCAGCATCAGGCGCAGTATTTAGTTTTCAGGTATTGCCATCATGGCCATCAGCTGGCGGAACTGCTCCAGATGCTCAAACAGTATCTTTATCATTCCAAGTTATTGGAGTGCCAACAGAGGCGTTCTAACTAATACAGAAACGGGAGCAAAGCAATGCAACAAAACATAACAATTAAATACACAGACGGAAGCGAAACTACTTACCTAGTTCGACCACCTGATTACGCCAAATGGGAAATGACAACTAAAAAAGTTATTTCTCAGTTTGGCGGCATGTGGGACATTCTTTATGTAGCACATTCAGCAATGAAGCGTGAGGCAGGGGGCAAGCCAACCAAGACACTCGATGTCTGGATGGAGTCAGTCTCAGATATTGAAGTAGGTGGAGAAGACCCAAAAGTCATGCAAGAGGAAGCGTAAGCCGACTCTTGGTTGAACTGGCAATAGCCACACAAATCCCTATGGATAAGTGGCAAAGTGCTGAGGATATTCTTACAGCGATAGAGATATTGGAGCAACGGAATGGCCGATGATGCAGTAGCACTCGATCAGACTCAACTTCGAGCAATTTTTAAGGCGCTCAAGAATATGGATGAAGCAGCTACCGCAGAAGCCAAACGCCAGTCGGGAGCGCTGGCGGATTACGCTCGAGCAGAGATTATTAAGACCGCTAACTCAAGGCCAAGCCGAGCAGTTGCCGGGCGTATTGCTACTGGAGCGCGGGTTAAGAAATCATCTAAAATAGGTGAGATCACTTACGGCTTTGCTTCTCAGAAGTTTTCAGGTGGAGCAACCACTAAAGACATTTGGGGCGGTTCAGAGTTTGGTTCGAATAAGTTTAGGCAGTTTCCTGTCTGGTCAGGCCGTGAAGGTCGAGGCTCTAAGGGCTGGTTTATCTATCCAACGCTAAGAAAGATTCAACCTCAGATCGTCGCTCGATGGACTGAAGCGTTTAACAAAGTATTGAAGGAGTGGGGCTAATGGCAACAGGTACTAGAGCATTAACGCTCAAGCTTCTTGCTGACGTTGATAACTTCAATAAGAATCTTAAAGGCGCAGACACATCCGTTAAAACTTTTGGCGATAAAGTTTCAGAGTTTGGCAAGAAAGCCGGGCTAGCCTTTGCAGCAGCAGGAGCGGCAGCAGTCGCATACGCTGGCAAGTTAGCGATCGATGGAGTCAAGTCTGCCATCGAGGATGAAGCTGCTCAAGCCAAGTTAGCCAATACTTTAAGAAACGTTACTCAGGCTACCGATGCTCAAATTAAAAGCACAGAAGAATTTATTCTTCAGACTTCGCTTGCTACTGGTGTAGCCGATGATGAACTGCGCCCATCGCTTGATCGTTTAACCCGAGCAACTAAAGATGTTGATAAGGCGCAGAAGTTACAGGCCCTGGCACTTGATATTTCAGCAGGTAGTGGTAAGTCTCTACAGGCAGTCACAGAAGCCCTTTCAAAGGCTCAGGAAGGCAATTTGGCTGGACTTAGCCGCTTAGGCGTTGGAATTGATAAGGCTGAACTGAAGACTCTTTCATTCGATCAGATTACAGCCAAACTTGCTGGGACTTTCGAGAACCAAGCATCAAAACAAGCAGACACGTTCCAAGGAAAGTTAAGTCGCTTACAAGTGGCCTTTGATGAAGGCAAGGAAACCGTCGGCGCTTACATTCTTACAGCCATCACGCCATTAGTTGAAACCTTGGTTCAAAAGGTGATCCCAGCCATTGCAGACTTTACTAACAACCTAGGCGAAAAGTTGCGCCCAGTTATCCAATTTTTAACTCCAATTACCGACGGACTTCGCAAAGCCTTTAACACAGTCAGGGATTCACTAGCTTCTAACAGCGAGGAACTTAAGCCACTTCTTACGCTATTTAAGGCTGTTGCAGAGTTTGCTCGCGATGTATTAGCGCCAATATTAAGCAAAACTTTAGGTAAAGCATTTGAAATCATAGGTACAGCCATATCTGGCTTGATCGATGGATTAGCCAAGGTAGTTGGTTTCTTTAACAATCTTTACAATGCAATGAAGCGAGTAATTGATCTATCTAAACAATTAGGCTCTAATCTAAATCCTTTCAGCGGCGCATCATTTTCTGGCGCACCATCAACGCCAGCGCCTGTTACTCCATCAGTCCCCGGTCCTCTTAATTTCGTATCTCGAGGGACTACTAACATTACGGTAAATGGCGCAATCGATAGCGAATCTACTGCGCGACAGATAGTAACTATTCTTAATGATTCACAATCCCGAGGCACACTAGGCAGCGCGGCGTTTGTATGACCCTATGGACACCAGATTGGGCAGTAGAGGTTAATGGCGCAGGTGATGTAACAAACCTAGTCCTATCTGATCTCACAATTACTTCTGGTCGCTCAGATATCTATAGTCAGCCCATTGCTGGGTATTGCCGATTTACCCTAAAAAACTTAACTCAGTCAGCCATAGCCTTTGATGTCAATGACTCTATCGTGGTTAAGATCAAAGACTCGACTGGCACATATATCCCTATCTTTGGCGGAGATATATCTGACATCGATATAGTCGTGGCTACAGGTGAGCCAGCCATAACTCAGAACGTCACAGTCACAGCTTTAGGAGCATTATCTAAACTGCCCAAAGTATTAACTCAAGGCGTGTTAGCCAAGGACTTTGATGGAGATCAGATTTACGAGGTATTGCAAGCCATTTTATTTGATCAATGGAATGAAGTTCCAGCAGCAGAGACTTGGGCTGCTTATGATCCTTTAATTACTTGGGAAAATGCTGAAAACTCTGGGTTAGGTGAGATCGATCGCCCGGGCGATTACGAGCTTACAGCCAGGTCAGCCGCAACGACCGACGTTTATTCTTTGGTGGCCAGTCTTGCTACTTCTGGGCTTGGTTATATTTATGAAGATGCGGCTGGCCGTATTGGCTATGCAGACTCAACACATCGAGGGCAATACCTAGCAGCCAATGGCTATGAGTATGTAGATGGCGGATGGGCTTACGCCAATGGCATAGCAACATCTAAGCGCCTAGGAGACGTACGCAATAAGGTTACTATCACCTATAAAAACGGGCAGCAAGAAACAGCCGAAGAACCTAGCTCTATCGCTGTTTATGGCACTCAAGCCCAAAACATTCAGACTAGTATCGAGAAGAGCGCAGATGCGCTAAGCCAGGCGCAGTTCTATCTAGACATTCGAGCATTTCCGCAGTATCAATTTAAGAGCATTACCTTCCCGCTTGGTAATCCAAATATTCCAGATGCTTCTAGGGATCAAGCATTGAACATATTTATGGGCCTACCGCTGGACATCGAGGATTTGCCCATAAACATAGCCGACGGTCGTTATCAAGGATTCGTTGAAGGATGGACTTGGACTACCAGATTTAACGCACTCGATCTGACAATTATTGTTTCACCAATTGCTTTTAGCCTTCAGGCTTTTAGGTGGAACAGCGTTCCAGTTACAGAGACTTGGAACACAATAAGTCCGACTTTAGATTGGAATAACGCTACAATAGTAGCCTGACAAGGAGAATATATGGCAACGACAACTAACTATGGGTGGACAACTCCAGACGATACCGCTCTCGTCAAGGACGGCGCTGCCGCTATTCGCACCCTTGGCTCATCGATAGACACAACCACTAAAGCACTAAACCCAGAAACAACTACTGGCGATATTGCTTACCGTTCTGCTACAGCTAATACCAACACTCGATTAGCTCTTGGCACAGCGGGTCAAATACTTACAGTCAATAGTGGTGCAACTGCTCCAGAGTGGGCTACTCCTGCTGCAAGTGGCGGCATGACTTCAATTGCAAGCGGCAGCCTTAGTACTGGCACTTTAACTCTTAACTCAATTAGCGGAGCCTACAAAGACCTAAAATTAATTATCCGCGATGTATATCCTTCAACCGCTGCAACTTTGAATCTTAGATTAAATAATGATACGGCTTCCAATTATATTTCAACAGGAACTCAAACACAAACAACCGGCGGTACTACTTCGCTAATTGGCCTTAAAGACACAACAATATATGTTTCTAATACATCTATGAAAAACACCGATAACAATAATGTTGCAGTTATTGATTTGATTGATTATGCAAGTGGCACAAGCGGAAAAATAGGCACTTCACAAATGTCTTTCACTTCAGATTCTCTTGGTTTTTTAATGGCAAACTTAGCGTTTGGATATATACCAGTAACGGCAATTACGAGAATTGACATTTTCCTAAGTGCTGGAACATTCTCAGGCGGAACCTATGTACTTTACGGAGTGAACTAATATGAAAAAACTAGAGCATAATGTCGAAACAGGCGAAATTTCAGAAGTTGAAATGAGCGAAGAAGAAGTCGCCCAGGCTAAACTAGATCAGCAAGAAGCCGAAAAAAAGGTAGCAGATGAAGCAGCAAAGGCTGCCGATAAGGCTGCTCTGCTCGCCCGCCTAGGTATCACCGCTGAAGAAGCGGCTTTATTACTTGGATGAAACCAACACTTTCTAAAGCTGCTCAACAGTTAAGGGAACAGTTTGATGACACCTTCCCAGATCGTGATCGACGTTCCGATGGCTGGATCGGCGATCTCCGTCATTCAGCGCGCCCTAGCGATCACAACCCTGATCCAAAATCTGGGATTGTTAGAGCAATCGATGTTGATGCAGATGTCCATAAATCAGGCAAGCCCGACCTTATGCCCGATATTGCAGATCAGATTCGTCTCGCTGCAAAGTCTGGAGAGAAGCGGGTGGCCTATGTCATTTTCCAGGGCCGAATTGCATCATCTCGCTTGGGCTGGCGCTGGAGAAAATATACGGGAAGCAATCCGCACAACCATCATTGCCATATCTCTTTCACTAGCAAAGGTGATAAGGATGGCTCGTTCTTTAATATCCCACTACTAGGAGCAACCAAATGACAGAAATGATTTACGCAGCTATAGCCCTTGCAGCAATCCCAGCAATTCGCGCAGCGATTAAGTCATACCGGGCAAAGAAGGCTCTCAAAGATGTTTTAGTCGATGCAGTTGAAGCAGCAGTAGATGAGATCGATCATAAGAAATGACACTTCAGGATTATGCTGCACTTGCAGTAGCGATCGTGACGGTTCTGGGTGGTGTAACTGCAATGCTGCACTTCTTGGTTCGTCACTATTTAGCGGAGTTGAAGCCGAATAGCGGCTCGAGCCTAAAGGACTCAGTAAATCGTTTAGAGACACGCGTGGATAAAATCTACGAAATCCTATGCGGTAAGTCACAATAAGATCATGGCTCGCAAGAAGGTTATAGACCTCGATACATATACAGCACTAGATGCCTGGGCAATAAGTCTCCAGGAAATGTATAGGGCGCTTCGCCGCGCTGGTTTTGAAATTGATATGGCCCTTGCAGTAATAGTCGAGCCATCGGCGTATCCAGATTGGATTCTTCCTAAGCCAGACCTAATCCCACACACTTGGGATGACGATGATGACGATGAGGATTAAAAAATATGAAGCGGACAGTAGTGATCCCAGATCTTCAATGTCCATACGAGGACTCGCATGTTGTACGCAATCTCAGCATATTTATTAAAGCGTTTCGGCCCGATGCTGTCGTTACTATTGGAGATGAAATCGATCTCCCACAAATCAGCCGATGGACAGAAAATACCCCGGGCTGGTACGAGCAGACACTAGCTGAGGATCGCGATCGGACAGTCGATGTTCTTTGGTCGCTATTTGAGTATTCCAAGGAAGCCCATATGGTGCGGTCAAACCATACGGATCGATTATATAAAGTCATTATGAAGAAGATCCCAGCGTTCCTATCCTTGCCAGAGTTACGATTTGAGAAGTTTCTTAA